TTTGGCTTTTGAAATCAGCCGCTGCTGCTTTGCCGGCAAAAAACGGATCAAGTCCTCCGCTAAGGCTTCGACGGCATCGCCGAGGCAACCGACCATGTTGGCACCGAATTCGCCTTCTGGGATTCCGGCGTCCTCGACCTGATCGGCAATCGCCGCATAGACCATCCGAAATAGCCGCGTGTGCTTCAGGCCTTGAAGCCTATTGGGATCCAGAAGTTCAAGCAGATCGAAGTCATATTCCGCTTCGATGCGCTCGAGTTGCAGATAATCGAGCGAGATCATCCATTCTCGCCCCGTTGAGTCTTTGAACTTTGCCACGGTGTCGTCGATTCCTTTATACTGCAACCGTGATCCATTCCGGCGCCGGGTTGCCGGATACGATCGTGATCTTGAGAGTGACCGATACTCGCTGAGCCTCTTCGAGCGGCTCTTGCTTTTCAAACGTGATCACCGCGAAGTCTGCCCACAATCCTTGCGTGTCGGCAGTCGCGGAATCGCCGTCGAGGAAAGCGCACGAGAGTGACGTCGAGTTATCCCAGGCATCGAAAACTTCCTGGAACCGCGGATCGGCGGTATCCCACAGCATGTCAAATGAGATCTCGCCCTCTTTCAGCGTTCCGACGGTCGCACGATAACCGCCAGATGTGCGCGTCGTTATATCGGCCTCGCTCTTTGACAAGTTGACCGTGACGTCCGTCACGTTCGTCAATTCATTCAAGTCAGGCGCCGAACCCGTCGCCGGCCATGCAAGGCGTGCGGCCGCTAGTGGATCTTTGATGTAAGCCTTCGCGTTTAATCCGAGGACAATTGCCATGGTTTCCTATCTCCTTTTGCTCGATGCAAAGATTTGAGGCAGCATCCCGAGCACACGGTTAAACGCCGGACGCGCAAACGGGCGCGGCTCGTAAATTCTGGTAGTTCCTAAAAATGAATCTATGACGCCGTATTCGTGCGCCCCTGGCTGCGGACGTCCGCCGATTTCGTCCTTTGCGCCGAGTTTCACCGGGCCGATAACTACGGATTCGCGTTGCTGGTCGACGACGAAAAAGATGAATCGCTTTAGTAAACCCGTTCGGCTTTTCGGTGGTCGGTTCGGCAAACTTACAGGACCGCCAGTGCGAATGGATTGCCGCATTTCGCGGCGAGTGAACGCACCGACCTTGCTCAATACCTGTCGCTTCCGTGGGTCCAGAGCATCCGACACGTCGTCGTTAAAGAATTCGAGTTTTGCCAGCTTAAAAACCATCTACTCATGCATTTCAAAGGTTGCCGAAAAAAGCATCAGGAACAGTTGCAGCGAATGCAAATACTCCGTCGTCAATTCGGCTTGCGTTTGGCTTACCCAGTCGGCACCTGCCAGCTGTGTGCGCTCGATCTGTTCTTCGATTTCCTCGGTCAATTCGACTAGTGCGTCTATCGCCGCTAAGTCGTTCGGGTCGACTGCTTGCTGCACGATGATGAACGGCGAGACCTGCACTCGGTTTTTGCCGCGCGTCGCGACTACGTTCTCTCGTGGCTGGCCGACCACTAATACGCTGAGCGTTTGCCACTCTTCGCGTGTCTGTTTCGCTGCCCATGTTCGTTCGGCGGTTATCGCTCCCATCGTGTATGGGCTTCCTGCGTCAATCTCCGATACGATCGCGTCAAATATTGGTATGGTTGTTGTCGGCATTTACAGCACGGCAATTTGAAGTGTCGTAAATCGGTACATGATCCTGTTTCGCATGCTGAACCGACCGGCGGGACGGCTCGCCCAGTCCGAACCAATAAACTCGTACTGAACCCCGTTGATCGTTTCCCGAATCTTGTCTTGCGGTTGTGGCATGCGTGACAACAACTCGACCGGGATCAAATAGTCTCGCTGCTCGACGTCGATAAACACGGCGTTGTCGGCCGTGTCTATCACTTCTGGGTGTTGCCCGACGCATACACCTAATCCGGTGAGGTCAACCGTGGTGCCCGTGTCGCCGTATTCAAATTCGATCGGGTTTTCGATCGATAGATACGTCTTGAGGACATCAGCCAGCCACGTTTGACCATCCCGAAAAAAGTTCATTACGCCCTCAAAATTACGGAGCGACGCCAATCGTATTGATCAGCACCCAAACAGTTGGATCCGTCGCGGTCGATGCCTTCGTTGCTCGATGGTTTGCGGTCGCCGCGTTGTCCGCCGTGTTGTTCGCAAAGACGAATCCGACGCCGCCCATCACGGCAAACGTATCGGCGAGCGTTTCTTTGGTGATTTCGAATTCTCCGCTAACGCGCAATGAACCGAGGGCACCATCAGCAACATCGCTAGTGGCCATTCCAACCATGTCATCGCCCAGATCGATGATTTCGCCGGCAGTGACATCTGCGGCCGTATCATTAATCCAATCGATTGTGTCGCCTTCCGACCGGTAGTGTGCAGTCATGTTTTAGACTCCGTAAAATGATCTTTCGTTTTTGTGCGGACGATTCGCGGGTTAGGCTCCGGCTGAGTAAACGGCTCCGTTTGGATCTTGTCGCGACCAGCCGAAGTCGCGGTAAATTCGCCATTGCATGCCGAGTGTGTTGAAATCCGTTTCCGCGCTTTGGAATACGGGATTTCGTTGTCCCTGCAAGAAGGCGAATTCGAGGAATGCGACGTCATTCGGATCCGATGCAATCAACCATTGCGTATCAGTGCCGAAACCACTGGCGCCGAAGTAAGCCGAGCCGACTGGCTCGAACGATCCGCGGTGCGGGTTGCGAGTCGCGATTCGAGCGGCCGCGGTGGCGGTCGTGTCAGTCGCTTCCATCATCAATTCTCGCGAGTTCATCAGCTCGTCAGCCGTGTCGTCCAGAGCTGGCGGCGTGACGAGGTAACGGCCTTGCACCATGGCGAATTCTTCGCCGTCGGCGCCCGTTTCCGTCAGTTCGCGAATCTGCTGTTTGGCCGTAGTCAGATTGGCCACGTTCAGCACAGCAACCGCCGGCACTAGGTTGCCGTTGCCAGCGGTAAAGAATGTTCCGCTCGCGATGGCTGCCTGGATCTCCTGCCAGCCGGTCTTTTCTTCGGTCCTTGCAGCTGACCGCCCGAACGCTTGCGGCAATTGCAGGAACGCCCCAAGATCGTCGTTGATCTGCATTTCCCGGGTCATGGCGAGCATGCGGGCACGCGTCTCGATCTGGTTCGTGTAACCGGTTTCGAGCAATTGCGTGTGCTTGATTTCGCCATCAGGTCCGAGAGGCAACAGATCGCCGAGTGCGTTGATCCGGTAGCCGCTCATCAGCTTGAAGTCTTTCGACGGTCGCTCGGACGCCAAACGACGTACAACCCGATCGACCATGTTGTAGGACCGCAGCAAATACTTGTTGGCCACGTTCGAAAGCGTCCCGCTGAGTGAGATTGTCGAAAATCCGGCCGCGGCTTTCAGCTCGCGTTCTCGATCTTGCAACACCCGCTCGGCGCGATACGCGACCTCGACGAGTTCGTCAGGGCTGCAACCAGGCGAGACGGACATATTTGCCGCCGCGATGCGATCGTACATTAGGCCGTGAATCGTCAGGCCTCGCTTTGAGTAGCGATCCGCGGCTTCGAGCGTCTTTTCGTTGAAATCAAAGCCGCTTTCGAGATCGGACCCAAACGACTTAGCGACGCATGCCGTCAAGACGTCCGAAGAGCAATCCTTGGCTTTCTCGCGGATGTGCAACGCTGGCGAACTTTGCTCGCGTTGGATTCGCAGCAATTCGAGCTCCGTGCGGGTCGCGTCCCAATCGCTCTCCATCGCTTTGGCGTATAGTTCGCCGTCACCGCCGCAGACCTTCCGAATCTCGCGGTCTCGTTCGATTTCTGCTTTCCGTTCCGCCTTGAAAGCGTCCAGTTCCTCGGTAAAGGCTTCGCGCAGCTGTGCTTTTACGTCGCCGGCGCCGTCGTCGGCAGGACTGTCGTCCTGGGAATCGTCCGAGTCTTTCGCCTTCTCTGCGGCGTCAAGCTCTGCCTTGAATTTGGCTTCAAGTTTGTCGTTGCTGTCCTCTTCGGTCAGCCCGATTTCGCCTAGCCATTCAACATAAGCGGGATTCATGGTTTTTCCCTCGTGTGATGCTGCCAAGCGGACTTGATTATCTTCGTCGCCACCGGCGCTAACAAAACTGACCGCACGCAAAACGAACTTGCGTGCTACAACAACCGGACCTTCGAACGTTCGGCCGTTAACGCGAATCGTTCGACCGCGTTTGACGAATTCTCGCCCGTTGGTGTGTCCTTCGATCGAAGCCTGGAACCGAAAACCGTTTTTATGGCTCTTCAAGACTTCGTCTCGCGCGTCCGATTCGGCGGATGTTAA